AGGAAACACCTTCTCTATTTGGCTGTAGACACCGCCTGTTCCTCTCAAAAACTTAAGCATGTTGTTAGCTGTAGTAGCAGTACCTCTTGCTTCACCCTGTAGCCCTTCTCCTGAACCTCTACGCCTTACTACTAAAGAGGTGGCTCCGGGTGCGTCACTAACGCCGTGTATTGCCTTTAGATGGTTTACAGCCCTATCAAGAATAATCTCAGGGACGTTAGACGTAGTAGTTAAGTTCTGTTTTATTCTATTTGTGTCTGAAAGATCAAAGAAGTCCTGAGTGTACTTCTGCATTTCACGGGACTGCCCAAAGACAGAATCTGGACGATCAGTCATGTTTCGAGTTTGAGTATCCATGAAACCAGAGGCTAAAGAAGTTCCTCTAGTTTTGTTTGCGTCTCCTTCGAGTGCCCTAGTAACGTACTCATTTCTACGGCCTTTTCCTGCTCCGACTTGCCTTGTTCTGGCAATCTCGTTAGGGTTTACCATTTGGTTTAAAACTCTTCCAATCTGAGGCCCTGCTACTTTAGCAGCCGCAATAACCTGACCCGCTGGCCCAACAGGACCGTAAAAACCGGGTATTTCCGTAGGCGTGTTCATGGCTAGGTTTGTCAACCCTGTTTTTCCTAGCTCTAGTCCTACCTTTGGTAAAGCAATCTCTGCAATGTTTCCAAGAGCTTGTGCTTGTCTAGGGTAGTCCGCAGCAAGTTGTTTTACTCTATCAGGAGTCACAGCAGAAATTGCGCCGCCTATAGTTTCCATAGGGAGTACTGAGCGAAGAGCACCAGTAATAGGAGAAGTAGCCATCTGTGCCATACCAGCTAGTTCGTTAAGCGTCCCGTAACCAATGTCTGCTGCTGTTTCTCCAGAAAACAAGGACTTTCTAGGTCTAAACAACTCTTCTTGAGAGGCTTGGTATTTATCTCGTCCTGCTCTAAAGTCCTCTGCAATATTACTTGCTACTGCTCTTACCGCTCTAGCAGGAGCAATAGCCGCTCTGTTTTCCCTGCTCATCTGCGCTTCACGAGCACGGGTTGCGACCTTCATTTCCCTACGTAATTTTTGAAAGTCACTCATCTTCTTTAGCTTCCTCTCGTGTCTGGTCAATAAGGTCTACGAGCAGCGCCCTGTCCATCTCGAACTGTTTAAGCAAATAAGCGTCATCTATGTTTCTTACGGCTTTGTCCATGCCCGACAAAAGTTCTGCATAAGCCTTAAGTCGTCTCTTAGGTTTATACGCAAGGTACGCACCATAGATACCTAGTCCCGCAGCAGCAGTACCTAGAGCAGCCCCAGCCCCTCCTAAAGCAGCCACACCAGCAGAAGTAGTGGCAGTTAACGCAAGGGGTGTCGAAGGCAGATCCGCTACGTCCTTAGCTCTATCGAAACCCCTAGCCAACATGTTACCTAACTCTTTTGCGCGTTTGTTGGTCATCGCGTCTAAGGCTAAAAAAGAGTTGTGTTGGCGGTCCAAAAGGTTATGTAGTTTTTCACCTCTAGTGTTTGTCTTAAGGGTGTTATTTAGGACGTTGCGAATAGCTTTAGCAGCTAGCGCTCTACCAGAAGCTGACTCTGCGTCGAGTACAGTCGAAGAAGCCCTACGTAATGCAGAGTCAAACTCACGTCGTGCCTTAAGTACGCCGTTAAGATCTGTACCATGCTTCTCTACCATTTCCAAAGCAATCTGCCCTAGTTCAGCGGCAATCTTTTGTGCGTCTCCTGTAGCTAAACGAAACACAGGGTCTTGCTTAAACCCAGCTATTGCTCCCAATAGATCCTCTGTCAACACGTCAGTGTCAATAGCCTTATTCTGAGCTACAATCATGTTGTCTACAGCTTGTGCAGAGTTAGCGATGTCTTTTTGTACAACGCGATAATTGTATGTATAAGAACGCTTTGGGTTTATCTCTTTAATATCGGCCAATGTTTCAATAACGTTTTGGTCTCTAACGTTAGGCTGCCATTCACGTCTACGAAGTGGGCCTACTTCTTCTGCTACAGCGTCTCCGGGCAACATCTCTGGCTCAATTAGCTTAGTTGTACCTGTGATCCTATCTTCTCTAATTGCCTCACGAGATGCTTTTTGTGCGCCCTTAACTACACTTTCAGGCAAACCAATGTCAGGCATGTCAGGACGTGGGCTAAACAACGATTGCACATCAATAAAACTTTCAAACTTTTCAGCGTTGTCGGGGTTTTTAGACGACCAGTCTTTATAAAACTCATAGCCCTTAGATGCAGCACTAGCGGCTGTTTTAAAAGCCTCAGTGTTTTGAACTTGAGCAAACAAATCCTGTGCACCTTCTTTAACTGACTGTGGTAACATCCCGCCTATATAACTACTAAGCGCAGCACCACCGGCTCTAGCAGCTTGAGAGACAGCAACACCAGCTACTTTAGGTATGTCTGTAGGGTCTAATTCTTCACCTACTATCCTACCAGCTCTGCGTTGAAACTCAGGTCCGAACCGCTCTACCTCACGTTCTAGCGTCTCTTTAGCAGCCATCTCAGGAGCAAACGCTTGTTGTGTTTGTTGCATAGGCCCAAACACTTCCGCAGCTCGTGTAGCTAATTCATTAGCTGACTTTTGGTCTCCTGCCGCCAATGCACGGTCAATAGCAGCTTTATACTGTTCTTGAGTGTATTGCATAAATACCTCTTATTGGAAATAACTTTTAGCGGCGTCTGAAAGACCTGCTCCGGCAGGCTCTTGGGTAGGTCCCTCATCTACAAAAATATTACCGTAAAGTGCTAAAGAACCTTTGTTGGCTTCGCCTAGTTCTTTTTCTACACTAGTTCTAAGACTTCTATAATTTTTAATAGTACGTTGTGAGCTAGCTTTGATTACACCCAAAAGACGCTTTAGTGCTTCTTTGTCAACAGTAATGTTACCCGCTACTACTTTTTCTGCGTACTCACGGTCAGCGTCTGATAAGCCTGTACCAGCACCTAAGTTGGTAATATATTGAGCCACGCGTCTTCCTGATTCTGCAACATAAGCTTCTGTATCAGCAATAGTAGAAGGATCAACAACGTCAACACCAAAGGTACGAGCATATCTAGAAATGTTTAACTTAAGTTCTGCACCAGCACCTGTAAACATGTTGTCAATTGTTGGGAGTGTACGGTTGACTGACCCAAGCGCGTCCGCAGCAAGCCTAGCATTTTCGTGTGCTTCGGCAAAAGCCTTAGCACCTACTTTAGCTAGTTCATCTGCCATTCCTGAGGCAATAGTTTCTACACGTTGTACCTGAGGGGGCGCTGCTTCTAATCCTAACGTACCGGCTTCTACCCACTTTTGTTGGTTATCGTCCCATACGCGTCCAGCTTCGTTAACACGGAATAAACCAACTTTGTTGTCTTTTAGATAAGGCTCAATCTTTCCTTTTTCACCTGAAATATATTCATTAAAAACACTGTCACGAACTTTAGCTAAACCAAGCTCGTCAAATAATTCAGGAGATATGCCAGCAGCATTGGCCATACGCTTGCGTACCAACGGAGTCTGGGTAGGCATTTTATCTCGTTCTATCTGTCGAATTTCTTTAGCAATAGTTTTAAGTTCTTCTGAATCAGAAACTCCTGTGACACGAGCAGCAAGTTCAGGCAGCTGCAAAGCAGTAGCAGTGTTAGCTAGGCTGTTTTTACGTGCGTTAAAGTTTGCTTCCTCTGTAATTTGCGTTTGTAAGTTACGCGCTGCTGTTGCATACTTAGTAGCGTTTTCCATATCACCCTGACCTTGGTAATAAGTAGCTAAACCCCCTAGACCTTGTACGGTACTGGGGTCCAGCTGAGATAACGCCTCTCTTTGTCTTCGTACTTGAGGAGCCATGCCAGCTTGTTGAGCAGCAGTAAACAAACCTTCGAGATATGCAGGACGTGCCGCATCCTGTGAAATTCTAAATCTAGCCATTATTTTTCTCCAATGTTTTAAGGTTGTTTAAACTATTATCTAAACAGTCCGCTTAACAACCCTGTTCCTACTGTACCCATCAACTGCGATTGACCTAAACCTGCATTAAGCAGTGCTTCAATACCAGAAGCAGTCGCCTCACCAAACAAACCAGTGCCGTACAATTGGGCTTGTTGCGCTTGTGATGCCGCTGTTTGACCGGGTGATAACCCTTGAAGTAACATTTGTTGTGGCAAGTAACTAGACCCTAAGAATTGGCCTCCTAACTGTGCTTGCTGCATTTGTTCAGCTTGTGCTTGACCCATTGCACCCAACATAGCTCTATTACGTGCTTCTTCTTGAGCCTGAGCCATAGCAAACTGCTCTGGTGCACCACCAAACTGCGCAGTACGTACGCCAAGACGTCCTTGGTTAGCAAGACGCTCTTCTAAGGCAAGTTGCTGTCGCTGCTCTTCAGGAGCCATTACAGCCCTCATACGGTCATAAACAGCAGCTTCTCTTTCGGCGGTAGGAGTAGCCGCTTGTTGGAAAAACTGACCAGCACCGCCAAACATTTGATTACGGAACGCTTGTTCTTCAGGAGAAACAGCCATAGAAGTAGTAAGCTGTCCTGTCACAGGATCAACAGTAGTACCAAATTGGCCTCCCGTAGACGTAGAAACAGTGTACGGTCTAAATGCCGCCTGTTCTATCTGTGTTTGAGCAAGGTCTTGGCCTAAGTCAAGCGCTTGATCTCCTATGTTTCCTAGTCTATTATAAGCACCAGTAAGAAGACCAAGCCCTCCGATACCAGAAGCAATGTTTCCGTTTCCACTGCCGAACACACTACCTAGTCCACTGCCTATTCCGTCGATTAAGTTTTGAAAGAAACTCATCTATCTTCTCCTAATTAAAGCGTTTTGCCTATTAAGGCTAATACGTTTATTTCTTGTAATGAAATTTCAGAACCGTTAATAGTTGTTTCTAAACCAATAACAACAGTGTTTCCACTGCCTCTAGCATTAAATGTTCTTTTGTTTGTAAGTTGTTCACCTGAAGTAAACTCAGATAAAGGAACTGAGTTAGGTCCAAATTCGTTTATACCAAATTGAGCACTTACTTGGTCATTAATTATAAAAGATATGGTTCTAAAATCAGTACTAAAATCATAAGCAAATCTTAATACTGCTAAAGAATCATTACCCCCAACAATAATAGGTCGGAGTTTTTTAAGCATTTTTAATTTAGAAGAGTCCCCAAAAGACAACATAGGACTTTCGTACTTAAAACGATAAGTAGTGTTATTGTCTAAATAACCTTTATAAGTGCTAATACCTTCGGCAGACCCTATAAAAAGTTGCCCGTCTTTTGTTCTTTTATAAGTAGTGTATGTAGATGACGGCCAACGAGTTACTCTTAAAGAACCATCTTCTAAATTGCCTCTTAAATCAAAACAGTAAGTAAGTTTTTGACTTATAAAAGTCAACAAAAGAAAACTTTCTTCTGGGCTGTACACCGTTTTAAAACCACTGGTTTCATTCTGTACTGCTTTAATGAGGTCTTTTGTAATTGTTTTAGACAATGTACTAATAGGCATTGACTTTTCTTGTACTGTTCTTCCAAAACTTCTAAGACCTGTATCAGACAAGAATACAACGTCTGTTCCTGTGTACTGTACAGTGTCTCTATCAACACAACCAACGCCTGATATAGTATCTGCAAGGCTCATTATTGAAGGGGACTCAGCGTTTTGATAAACAACAACACTGTGTTTACCAAAGATAATAAGAAGTCCGTTGTGAGCAGCTAAAGCTACAATCTCGTCGTAACCGTCAGGCCATACTTTAGAGATATTAATACTTCCGCTAGTGCCGCCTTCCCATCTATGCCCTTGAAGAAGGTCTGACCAATAAATAGTAGACTTATCGTCATTAAAGTCTGTTGTCCAAAGACGGCCATAAGCAGCAAGGACTTCGTTCCCGTACATAGCAGAAGTAACCCCTACGTTGCCGGGCTTAATACTCATAGGAACTACATAACCGTTGCTATTTTCGCTTACAAGAGGTTGATAACCGCGTTGAAAAAAGTAAGTATTGTTATTAAAGTTTACAATCTTCCAGTTGTTTGAAGTAATAGTATAGTTTTGTGGAGTTACGTCGTTTAAAGAGGTATTATTAACGTCCGGGCCTGTTACTCCGTTTCTCCATATTTTGTTATTACCTGTAGAAAATATTCTAGTGTCGCCAGAAGCGTCCCTATATTCTCCTATTGTTGTTATAGGATTATTATTTAAAACTTGTTTATTAGCTGTTTGTACAACATAACCTTTACGTGCGGCGATTCGTCCTCTATTATCAATAACAGCATTGTCTGCTGTTTCAGCAAAGGATGGGTCTTGTGCTAACGGAGAGTCTTCTGAGTTTAACCCTTTGAAACCGGGAGCAATAAGATTTACAGAACGCAATTCTTGAGACATTATACAGTCCTATATATCATTTCTTCAGGATGTTTTGCAGCATCAATAGCAATAGCGTCTGATAGATACCTGTCTGCAATAGAAAAATACTCAACGGTAGAGGTGCCTCCTGTTTCTCCGCGCTCTCTCGCTAAAAGAGCAACAGCTAAATGTATAACGGGTTTTGAAGGTACTAGTAAAACATCAGTATTGTTTACTAACTCTGGCTGTCTTTTAGTTACATCAAATCGTAGTGTTTCTACAGTACTGGGTTTAGGACTGAGGAGTACTTGTGTATCTTGAGAAGAATCTAGACCGTCAAAGGTATAATACGCAGGTGATCCGCTGATTTCTTCTTGTAAGTACAATGCGTTATTAAACCAATCTTTAGTTTGATAAGTAATAAAAGTATTGTTTGTGTCGTTTATAACAGAAAACACTTTTACATTGTCTCCTGTTCCTACAAGAGAGTACTGATTAGTTCCTACAATAGTTTGGAGTGAAATAGTAGAGCGTAACCCTGACCAATCACAAGCTTCTTCTACAAGCTGTTTAGCGTCGTTAACAAAGTCTCCTACCATTGTATTAAAAATAGTGTCGTTTACGTTATTAGTAGTTTCTTCTCGCAACCTACGCAGTACGTTGTTTACTAAATTCAGATACGTCATTAAGTTAATCTCCCGAATAATCCATTTAATGCTGAATTATAGTCTGTTGGTTTGATTAGCTCAGGAATTTTTAAAGGCGTATAGCCCAAATCTGCCTTGTTTATTTCGTATGGTTCACCACCGGAAAAACTCATGCCTGATCCAAAGTCAAGGTTTGTGTCAAAGCCACCGCCTAAACTCAAACCCTCTGGGGTTGTGCCGCTAGGTATTGCTTCTCTTATGTCCCTACCTACGTCTCTAACAAAAGTAGCTCCTGACCTAAGAGTGTCTTCAATTTCTTTTATTGGCTGTGGTGTACTAAACTCAGGCATTCCTTCTCTTACGTCTCTACCAAAGTCCCTAACATAAGTAGCTCCTGTTCGTGCAGCGTCCTCAATCTCCTTTATAAACTGAGGGGTATCACCGAAGAGATCTGAGTCTACTTCTAATCCCGGATCTAAAAAAGCAAAACTACCTTCTTCTGTTCCATAATCGTAAAGAGCCTTTATAACATCTGCCCCACTAAGCTCTCCTTCAAAAGCAGCATCAACAGCTGTTTCTAAGAAGGGGTTTAAAGACTCAATAGGAATAGTTGTTGTACCTTCGTCAAATAAGTTTGGTATGTCTAGCTCATTTCCAAAGGAGTCTTTAATAAAGTTTTTAAGCTCTCCTTCTGTATATCCCTGAACTACTCCTAAAGCAGTGTCTGTTAAATCATCTCCAGTAACAGTACCGTTTAAAAGACCTGCTACAAGGTCTGTTGTCCTGTCTACAGACAAACCAGTAGAAGTTGCTATTTGAGTAATTGCATTTTCAGCAGCAGTACCAGCTAGCTCACCTGCTTTAATAGCATCAGCAATGCCACCAATGCCGCCGGTAATAGCAGCCGTGCCTAAACTAGAGATATCTACTGATCCTGTAGAGATTCCTTGGCTAATAGCAGTTCCAAGAGAAGAGTTTATTGCCCCCTGTGCAAATGTCCCTGCTGTTGTTGCTGTTCCTGCTGTAGCAGTTCCTGTTGCTAAGTTGCCTAACGCAGGGCCAAGCATTGAACCCACAGCCGCCCCCATAGCTATCTTAGCGTAGTCACCCATGCTAACTTTATCTTCGTCAGCAACTTTTACATAACCAGAGCCGTTCCACTGAAACTTGTCGCCTGTTTCGCTATAGGCTGTACCACTAACTCCGTACTTCTCTAGTAATGCTTGGTTAGCTTCAGAGTTAAGCCAGTTGTTATAGCCGCCCTGTTGAGTACTAAGTTCAGACTGCCGTAGTTTAGTTACGTCTTGGCTGGGATCGCTAGCGTCTATGGTAAGATCGGCGTCACCCTCAAGGATCATCTGTTGATCTTCTGTAAAGCCAGTATCAGCTTCAGACCAATTACCAACATCATAATCACCAGACTGAATTAACTGCTCGCGTTCAGTCATGTAGTTAAGGTAGTTATCAAACGAACCAAACTGCTCTTGTAGCCTGTTTGTTTTCCCTTGTCCACCCTTAAAGTAATCTCGAAGCTGGTCTGTAGTAAGCTGCTGCTCTTCTCCTGTTTGGCCGTATAGGTACTCTAGTTTAGCATCGCCTTCTTCTTTACCTTTAACAAAAGTAAAAGTTTGAGTAGGTTTAACAGTCTCCTTAGTAGTAGGAGCAGGTTTTGTTAACATGCCTTCTGCCATTACTTTCTCCAATTAGATAGGCTACGTA